TCTGCCTGTATTTCCCCGAAAACAGACATAAACACACAAACCGGGCCATGCCTGGGCCAACCTGCTCAACCCCGCGACTAATGGCAGCCACAACAAACCAACCCGCTCGGGGGGCTGTGAAACCCCGCCTACATAACGTTTTGTTACAAGGCCCTACCCGGGGCGGTGAAGTGGCAGAGCTGGCAGAGCGCATAGGGCTACCGTTATTACCCTGGCAGCGCTTTGTTTTAGATGACATGCTTACCGTAGATAAAAATAAAATGTTTATACGTAAGACCAACCTAGCAATTACAGCCAGGCAAAACGGTAAGACTCATTTAGCGCGTATGCGGATATTAGCGGGGCTGTTTTTATTCAATGAGCGCAACCACGTGATTATCAGCTCGGCCCGGTCTATGGCCCTTACGACTTTTAGAGAAGTGGCTAACGCTATTGAGAATAGCCCCGAGCTGAAAAAAGACCTAAAAAAAATATTATACACAAACGGTAACGAAGCTATTATTTTAAAAAGTGGGGCTAGGTTAGACGTAAGAGCCGCTACGAGGGATAGCGCCCGAGGCGCTAGCGCAGATTTTCTATTTATAGACGAATTACGAGAAATAGACCAAGAAGCGTTTGCAGCTGCTACGCCGATAACCCGCGCTAGGCCTAATAGTCAGATATTGCTAGGCAGTAACGCCGGAGATGCTTTTAGTACAACTTTAAACGAATTACGCGAGCGCTGCCAAAGTAATCCGCCGCCGTCATTAGGTTATTACGAATATAGCGCCCCGCCATTTTGCGCTTTAGATGACCGTAAAGCCTGGGCAGCTGCAAACCCGGCGCTAGGCATACTTATAACCGAGGAAGCGCTATTAGAGGCTTTGACCGTACAGACTACGGAGCAATTTAGGACGGAAAGCCTAAGTCAATGGATAGATAGCCTACAAAGCCCCTGGCCGTTTGGGTCTGTTGAGGATAGCAGCGATATTAATTTAAAAATGAGCCCTGGGCCGCTAACCGTGTTTGCGTTTGACGTAAGCCCTAGCCGCCGTGATGCCAGTTTAGTAATGGGCCAATTATTACCTAACGGCAAAATAGGCGTAGCGGTATTGGAAACCTACAGCTCACAAGTAGCGGTAGATGAGGTAGTAATAGCTGCCAGTATTAAAAAGTGGGCAGACCTGTATTACCCGCGTTTGGTTTGTTATGACAAATACACTACGGCCAGTATTGCCCAAAGGCTACAAAATGCCGGCATACAAACCCGAGATGTGTCGGGGCAGACGTTTTATCAAGCCTGTGGCGATATGTACGACGCTTTAGTAAATGACCGGCTGCGCCATAGTGGACAAGATGCGTTAATACAACAAATGGCTAACTGCGCTGCTAAACAAACGCCGGACGCATGGCGAATAGTGCGCCGTAAATCAGCTGGCCCGGTAGATATACCAATAGGCCTAGCTATGGTTATTCATATATTGGCTCAACCTGTAGCCGAGGCTAAAGTCTACGTTTAGACACGCCCAGGCGTAACTATCTACTTATACTTGACATTTAGGCAATAATGCCCCTATGGGATTACTGCAAACTTTAGGCATACGTAAAAAAGACGTAGAAGCTCAGTTAGCACCCGCCATAATGACTCAAAATTATGGAGCGGGTGTTTATAGTTTTGGCGGTATTTATAACACCAACGGCGTACCGTTTATAGATAGATATTTAGCGCTACAAGTGCCAGCCGTATCTAGATGCCGTAACTTGATATGCGGCGTTATTGCCAGTATTGATTTAAAGTTAATTCAAAAAAGTACAGGCCGTAAATTGCAAACCCCAGTATGGCTTGAGCAGCCGGACATTAGGCAGCCACGCAGCGTAACCATTAGTTACACGGTGGATAGTTTATTGCTATATGGCGTTGCATATTGGCGCGTTACTAGCTTGTATGAAGATGATGGCCGGCCTAGTGGTTTTGAGTGGGTAGCTAATACCCGCGTTACTGTTACTACAGACCAATACGGTGATGAAGTAGATTATTACTCAATTAATGGTGTACGTGCGCCTATGTCGGGCGTAGGCTCGTTAGTTACCTTTCAAAGTTTGTTACCAGGTGTATTAGAAACCGGCGGCCGTACAATTCAAGCGGCGCTAGATATTCAAAAAGCGGCCAGCGTTGCAGCTGCTACACCTATGGCTACAGGATTTATTAAAAATAGCGGTGCAGATTTACCAGAAGCTCAAATACAAGGTTTATTAGCTAGCTGGAAAGCTGCGCGTAATTCACGTAGCACCGCTTACCTCACTAGCACCCTGGATTACCAAACCGTAGGTTATTCACCTAAAGAAATGATGTATAACGAGGCTTCACAATATTTAGCCACCGAAATAGCCCGTTTAATGAACGTACCGGCATATTACATAAGCGCCGATATGAATAACAGTATGACCTATCAAAATATTATAGACGGCCGTAAAGAATTTGTAGCATATTCACTACAGCCATTTATTAGCGCTATTGAAAACCGTTTAAGTATGGACGATATTACGCGGCGCGGTAATCAAGTACGTTTTGCTTTAGATGAAACGTTTTTACGCGCTGACACTTTGGCACGTTTGGAAGCTATAGAAAAAATGCTCAATTTAGGTTTAATTGATTTAGAACAAGCTCAAAGCATGGAGGAATTAAGCCCTACCGGACTAACAGAAAGGCCCACAAATGCTACTAACGTTTAGCGGCAATATTGAGGCAGTAGATAACAGCGAGCGCCGCATTATTAGCGGAAAAATTGCGCCTTATGGTGAAATTGGTTATACAAGCGCTGGCCCTGTAGTTTTTGCAGAAAATTCTATAAATATACCCGACCCTAATAAAGTAAAATTGTTAATGCAGCATGACAATAGTAAACCGGTGGGGCGCATGAAAAGCGTTACAAGTAATAAAGCCGGTTTGTATGGCAGCTTCAAAGTAAGTGCTAGTACGCGCGGCCAAGATGCGATTTTATTGGCACAAGAGCAATTAATGGACGGCCTTAGCGTTGGTGTAGAGGTTGAGGACTCACGCCAGGAAAAAGATTATTTATTAGTTTTATCGGCTACTCTCAAAGAGGTGTCGCTGGTAGAAACTGCCGCTTTTGCTAGCGCGGCGGTACTTAATATTGCTGCTAATCAAAATGCAGTAGATACAAACCTACAAGAAGCCAAAGGAGATAACACGGTGGATAAAAACCCCGAGGAAATGGCGGCGGAGGCAGCTTATCTGCCGGACGGCGTTACCGTAACGCTCAACAGCGTTACTTATGAAAAAGAGGACGAAATGAAAGAGCCAGTAGAGGCAGCGCGCAAAATCATCAAGCCAAGCGTATTAAACTCTCAGCGTGTACGTACCCCTATCACAAATATGGGCGCATACACCGAGCACAAAATTAAAGCTGCACTCGGTAACGAGGATAGCAAGCTGTACGTAACCGCCGCAGATGACGATTTCTCAACAAACCCTGCATTTTCACCCACACAGTACCTAACAGAGTTTGTAACTAATACACGTTTTGGTACACCTGCTATTGATGCGTGCTCACAAGGTACGCTACCTGCTAGCGGTATGACTATCCAGGTGCCTAGCCTTGTAACTTCCGCTGGTGGCGGTACAGGTGTAGCCCCAGTAGTTACCGTTGAAGCCGAGGGTGGCGCTGTACAAAATACAGGCATGGTAACTGCCTATTTGAGCGGAACAGTATCCAAGTACTCGGGTATGAATACGCTAAGTGTTGAGCTCCTTGAAAGGTCAGACCCGAATTTTTATGCGGAGCTTACGGCCCAGCTTCAAAATGCGTATCTTAAAACTATTGATACCGCAGTACTAACCGCGCTTCTCGCGGCTGGTATGAACGGTACAGCTACTACCGCAGACCTTGACGGTATCGTAGATTTCGCAGCTGAAGGCGCACAAACCATTTACACAAATACCGGTTATTTTGCGACCAATTACCTAGCAAACCCTGCACAATGGGGCGCGCTAATTTCAGCACAAGACACAACAAAGCGCCCAGTATTTACAGCGTTGCAACCAATGAACGCAGCGGGCCAGGTAGCACCTACCTCAATTCGTGGCTCTGTATTGGGTCTAGATTTGTACGTAGATAAGAATTTCTCAGCTACTACGTTTGATGACAACAGCGCAATTATCCTAGCGCCGGAAGCATTTACCGTTTATCGCAGCCCACAGGCTTACATGAGCGTAAACGTTGTATCAAACCTCCAGGTACAGGTAGCTATTTACGGCTTCATGGCAACTATTGCCAAAATGCCTAATGGCATTATCAAGTACCAAAAAGCATAATAAATAACTAATAGTCTGTTAGGGCCTTAGCCCTTTGGCCCTAACAGACCTACAAAGAAAGGTACAAAATGCCAGCTACATACGTAACCGCCGCGACTCTCAAAGCGTCATTAGGCGTAGGCACTTTGTACGATAGTTACACCTGGATAGAGGACACATGCCAGGCGGCGCAAGATTTAATTAATAGTTTTTTATGGTTTGACTCTGCGCCCGTAGTGGGAACTGCATTAGTGGATAATGTAGCTACGGTCATGATAGCCAACCCTGGCCTATTCACTACAGGCCAAACCGTCACCGTAGCCGGGGCTGGCGCTACTTTTAACGGCACATACACAATTACCGGAACAGTACCTTTTAGCGCTGGCACTACTAACCTTTTACCGGCTTTTAATTTTCAGCTCAACTATTATCAATACCCACAGGGTTATAGTTTTATTCAATATGCTAAAACTGCCGCTAACCAAAACTTTAGGCGTGTAGTACCTAGTGGCACTATGACCGGTGACGATACAAAAACCACACAGTACGCTAATACACCGGCAATTAATGCAGCTGCACTTATGTTAGCTGAAAATATATGGACAAGCCGTTTTAGCACACAAAACGGCGCAGTAAGCGTAGACGGTTACAGCCCTAGCCCTTTTAAAATGTCTAATACCCTTATGGCTTCAATACGCGGGTTACTAGCACCGTATCTAGCGCCTAATTCAATGGTGGGATAATGCCAGCCGCCGCGATTACCACCCTACGCAGCACTATTGCTAGCGCTTTAGCTAATAACTCTGTTTGGAGTACTTTTAGTTATCCGCCTAGCACTATTGTAGCTAATAGTGTTGTGGTATCACCGGCAGACCCTTACATAACACCTAGCAATAATTCATACGCGGCTATATCACCTTTAGCTAATTTTAAAATTATTATGACCGTACCTATGTTTTCCAATGAAGGTAATTTACAAGGTATAGAGGATACGATAGTAGCCGTGTTTGGAAAACTGGCAGCTAGTAACCTGGTATTTAATGTTACCGCTGTAAGCGCACCTAGCGTTTTAACTTTACCTAGCGGTGACTTATTAACAAGTGATTTACAAATTTCCGTACTAACGAGCTGGAGCTAAAACAATGGCACTAACAGACGAGGATAAAGCGTTTCTAATCAAGATAGGGCAAGAATTGCCTAAAGAGGTTAAGGAAACAAAACAGAAAAAAGAAACACAAACCGAAACACCGACACAAGAAACAGAGGTATAACCAATGGCTATTTTCCTATCTAATGGCGTAGTGGTTACGCTCAATAGCGTGGATTTATCAGACCACGTAACAAGCGCCACTATTAACCGGTCTTTTGATGAACTTGAGGTAACCGCTATGGGCGATACCGCGCACAAATTCGTTAAAGGTCTAGAGGCCAGCACGATTACACTTGATTTTCTCAATGACACCGCAAACGGTGAAGTGCTACAAACGCTACAGGCTGCCTGGGGTACAACCGTACCTCTCACGCTTAAGCAAACAAGCGCGGCAGTATCGGCTACAAATCCAGAGTATCAAACTACGGTTTTGGTAAACAACACAACCGATATTAATGGCGCTGTAGGCGATATTTCCACACAGAGCATTACATTTACTTGTAATTCCGCTATTGTCGTAGATACAACACCGTAATAACTAGATAAGGGGCAAAAAATGGCAAAACTCAAAATAACAAGGGCAGACGGCAGCGTAAGCGAGCATAAGATTACGCCGCGTATTGAGTACGCCTTTGAGCTGTATGCAAAAAAAGGTTTTCATAAAGCCTTTAGAGATGATGAAAAACAGACCGATGTTTACTGGCTGGCCTGGGAGTGCTTACGCACAAGCGGCGAGGTAGTTAAATCATTTGGGGCAGATTTTCTAGAAACTTTGGCAAAAGTTGAGGTTTTAGATGATGACCCTTTGGAATAGTGGGGCGCGGTAGCTTTGGCTATCTAATCGCACAAATAGCGGTAGAAACCGGCATAGCGCCCCAGTATTTAATAGATTTAGATGAAGTTATGTTTAAAAATATTTTAAAAGTTTTAACGGATAAAGCGAAAGAGGTGCAAAATGCCAACCGAGGTAGAAAACGCCCTAGAGCTTAGAATTGCGTTAAAAAAATTTATGCCGGATTTAGCTAAAGAAACTCAAGACGAAATGGCTAACGCCTTGCGCCCAGTAGTAGTTAGAGCTAGAGGTTTTATACCGGCAGATGCGCGCTTATTAAGCGGTTGGGTAAAAGATACGGCCAGCATAGAAAGTATCAATTACAGACCTTTCCCGACATTTAGCAGTAGTGAGGCTAAACGTGGTTTGGGCTATAGAGTTACACCGTCAAGGCCTAATAAATCGGGTTTTGTATCGTTAGCGCGCATACAACAAAGTAACGCCGCAGGTGCAATTTATGAAACTGCCGGCCGCCTAAATCCAAACGGCAGACCTCAAGGGCCTATGGTGCAAAATTATCGTACCGGAGGTATGCAACGTAGTAGCGGTAAACAATATTCAAAAAGCCTTAACCCTAATGCCGGTAAACAATTTGTAGATAACTTGAATAGCACAGGGCCTTTAGTCAATGCCCGGCCTATGGGTATGAAAGGCCGCCCTAGCCGTAAACAGACCGGCCGCGCCATGTATAGAGCCTGGGCCGAGGATAATGGCGTAGCTAATGCAGCTGTAATTAAAGCTATTGAAAATTCTAAAATGCAATTTGAACAATACATGGCGGCATAATGGCTACAGAATTACTAATAAATATAGTTAGCCAAGCTACGGGTAAAGGTTTTTTAGAGTCTGAGAAATCTGTAAAGAAATTACAGAAAAACGTAAAAAACCTAGGTAAAGCTATAGGCGTTTCTCTTGCCGTTTCTACCGTAGTAAATTTTGGTAAAGCTGCCGTAAAAGCATTTAGCGAGGACGAAAAAGCCGCTAATAGATTAGCTAGGGCAGTAGATAATTTAGGCATAGGTTTTGCTAATCCGGCTATTAGTAAATTTATATCAGATTTAGAGAAAACCTCAGCTGTGGCAGATGACATTTTGAGGCCGGCGTTTCAAAGTTTATTAACCACTACCGGCTCATTAACTAAATCACAAGAATTATTAAATAATGCCATAACCATTAGCCGCGCTAGCGGTGTGGATTTAGCTACCGTTGTAGATGATTTAGCCAAAGCATACATAGGTTCAAATAAAGGTTTAGCAAAATATAACACCGGTCTAACAAAGGCCGAGATAGAAAGTAAATCGTTTTCTGAGGTTTTAGGCGTATTGCTCAAACAAAGCGCCGGCGCAGCTGAGGATTATCTAAGTAGTACTGCTTATCAAATGGAAGTGCTAAGTATTGCCGGCGGTAACGCTAGCGAAATTATCGGCGGCGGTTTGGTAGATGCGTTTGCCATGATAGCCGGCGGCACAGAGGCCAGCGACGCGGCTAAAGGCATAGAGTTAGTAGCTACGGCAGTAGCCAATTTAGCCCGAGCAGGTGGCGCAGCTGTAAGCGGCATACCAACGATATTAAAAGCATTAAAAGATATACCTAAAAATATTTTTGGCGGGTTTATTGGCGTTTCAACTGGCCTTAATGTAACGCCACCTACAGAAACCAAAAAACTAACGACTAGCGAGAAAAAACAAAAAGAAGCGTTAGCTAAACTTGAACAAGCCGCTATTAATCGTGCTAAACAATTAGCCGCGCTAGCTAAAAAACAAGCCGATAGTGAAAAAGAAAAAGCCAAACAAAAACAAATACAAGCGGCGTTAGATAAAGCCGCCTTAGCCCTGGGTAAGGGTGAGGACGTATTTGACCTGGACAAAATACAAAACCAGGCCGCTATATTGGCTAATCAAGAAGCTATAGCAAAACTAGGGCAAAATGCTACAGAGCAGCAGAAATTACAACTAGCTAATGATGCACAGCGTTTACACGTAAAACAATTAATGTTAGATTTAGAGGACGCAATAGCGGCTAAAGACGCACAGCGAGCTACAGAGCTAGCAAAACAACTTAATGCACAATTAAGCATATTAGGTACGTTACAAGGGCAAACCTATAAATTAACCGATATAAATAATATATTGGAAAAATTTAAACCTAAAGATTTAATTAACTTAGATAATCTAGATGCGGCCATATTAAAATTACAAGAGATTATGGCTAGTAAATTTGATTTTTTAAGCCCTACAACACCGGCACAAAACTACGGCGGGGCTACAACTTTAAGTAATGAAGTTATAGCCGCTGCCGTTGCAGGTAATCCGTCAGCTATAGCCTCAATAGATGCACACTCGGACGCGGTAGTTATGTTAGCTGAGTCTGAACAAGCGTTAGCGGACGTTTTATTAGCCGAAAGTGAATTAGCCTTAAGTTTGGCTGAATTGAGCCTAGCAAGCGCACAGGGCGCACCGTTTGGCGGTTTTCCACAACAATACTTACCGCAAGAAATACGCATAGAAATAGTAGACAAAACAAGCGGTTTAATAGAGGTTATACAAGATGCCGTAATACAAAACAATAGATACGGCAATAGACTTAGCCCGGCTGGCTTTTTGGCGGAATAATGACGCTACCTACGCTTAACGCTGTTATTAATTTCAGTACTGGGCCAAGTTTTGCTCAAGCCATGATTTTAGATACGGGCATATTAGATACAAACGTTTTAGCCGATAGTGCGGCGGTAATCGTGGACGTATCAAACGTGGTAGATAGCGTACAAACTCAGCGCGGCCGTAATCCACAGGCAGACCAATTCCAAACGGGTAGTTTAACTTTACGTATCGTAGACCAAAACGGAGATTTTAACCCGCAAAATCCTAATAGCCCTTATTTTGGTTTGTTAGACCCTATGCGAAAAGTACAGATTACGGCTACTTATAACAATGTTACATATCCTATTTTTAGCGGATTTATTACAAGTTATAATACAACTACGCCTAAAAATGCTTTGGACGTGGTTTATACCACGATAACGGCCGTAGATGCTTTTAGACTCGCTCAAAACGCACAAATTTCTACCGTAGCAGGTACAAGCGCGGGGCAATTATCCGGGGCGCGCATAAATGACATATTGGACGAAATTAGCTGGCCTGTTTCTATGCGTGACATAGACGCAGGATTAACCACGCTACAGGCAGACCCGGGAACACCGCGTACAGCATTAGGGGCTATGCAAACGGTGACTTTAAGCGAATATGGGGCGCTTTATGTAGATGCTAGCGGCTCGTTTGTATTTCAAGATAGAAGCGTGACTACGGCCAGTATCGGCGGTACGCCTACGGTCTTTAATGATAACGGCACAAATATAGGTTATTTCAATGCCGTATGGCGCTTAGACGATACTTTGATTTATAACTCAGCCAGCATTACCCGCACCGGCGGTACGGTGCAGACGGCTCAAGACGCGGCCAGTATTGCAAAATATTTCATACACAGCTATAACCAACAAAACCTATTAATGCAGACTGACGCGGAAGCCCTAGACTACGCCCAGGCCTACGTAGCTAGCCGTAAAGATACGTCTATACGCTGTGATGCAATAACCCTAGATTTATACACGGATAACTATAACGCCGGCATTATTGCGGCTTTAGACCTTGATTTTTTTGACCCTATAACCATTACGACTAACCAGCCGGGTAGCTCAACACTAACTAAAACTTTACAAATATTTGGGGTGGCTATGACGATTAGCCCTACTACCTGGAAAACGACATTTACCACATTAGAGCCGATAATAGACGGCTTTATATTAGACTCAGCGACATACGGGGTGTTAGACACCGGCGTATTAGCCTATTAAGGGGGAAGTATGGCAGCGGGCTTAGGGTTTAAAACCTTTACCACAGGTGAGGTATTAACAGCCGCAGACGTAAACGGCTATTTAATGCAAGGTATTTTAGTTTTTGCTAGTGAAGCGGCGCGTAACTCAGCTATAACTTCACCCCAGGAAGGCCAATTTGCATTTACGAAAGATAATAACAGCCTTTGGTATTACACAGGTAGCGCATGGGTAGCAAGCGGTGCTACTGGAGATATTGAAGGGGTAACCGCTGGTGTCGGAATTAGTGGAGGTGGCACAAGCGGTACGGTAACTATTACTAATGATATGGCTACCACAATTACCGCAAGTGGTGACATAGTAGTAGGAACAGGCAGCGGCACTTACGATAATTTACCTATTGGCACTACAGGGCAAGTTTTAACAGCTGATACAACTGTAAGCCCATATAAAGTTAAATGGGCTTCAACAAGTGATACAAACGATTTTAAATTAATAGATAACAGCACTTTTAGTGCAGTTACAAGTTTTAGCCGCGATAACGTATTTAGCGCAACTTATGACATTTACAAAATTTATATTCGCGGAATAAGTAGCAGTGGTCTCAATTGGTCAATGCGATTTAGGTCAGGCGGCACGGACACTTCTACAAATTACGTCACACAAAGATTGTATGCGTATAACACAACTGTCGGTGCGCAACGTATGGGTAATACTGCCGAAATTAGCGCATTTCCAATTGAGTCTACGTCAGACGCATTTATGGAGATAACCATTGTTAATCCTTACGCGACAACAAAAACTACAGGTTTCTCAACAGATGGAACAAATGGCGAGTCAATTTATTATGCAACATTTCAACAAACAGGAACGACATCATTTGACGGTTACAAATTCCTTTCCGGGGGTTCTGAAACAATTACTGGCGAACAATGGGTCTATGGATTGAAGGTGTGATAATGGCTAAAGATGAATTTTGGGTAGATGATAACGGCACACGCCGTTTAGCCAATGATGAGGAATTGGCAGATATTGCTCGCATGACAAGTTTTAGAAAGGAGCAAGAAACAATAGAAACTAATAAACAATTAGCAAAACAAGCATTATTAAATAAACTAGGTATTACCGCAGATGAAGCTAAACTTTTATTACAATAAATGCTAAGTAGTTATAACGGCTGGCCCGCCAGTAAAGACCCGGCAGAAATTGACATAAAAAGCTACGTAGTACCTGGAACAAATATAAAGTTACGGTGTGCGGAAGCTGTAGCCCCGTTACTAATAGGTTTTGCCGGTGAATTTCACGCATTTATTGAGCCCATAAATGAAGGCGGCCTAGATGACTGGGGTTATGCGTTTCGCATGGTGCGCGGCAGTACAGACCGTTTAAGCTGCCATGCGAGCGGTACGGCTATAGACCTAAACGCCACACAACACCCACTAGGCGCTATTGGCACATTTCCGGCAGACAAAGTACCCATGATTAGGGCGCTGGCTAAAAAATATGGTTTGGCCTGGGGTGGCGATTATCGTAACCGTAAAGATGAAATGCACTTTGAAATAAACGTAAATGCGGAAAAGGCGGCTAAACTTATTACAAAGTTAGGGGTACAAAATGCCGGTTAGCGCTCAAGTTACCGTAGAAGCCACAGCTACTATTATTGTGCCAGCTGCAAATTCGTATCAAACAGCCTATTTACATAATTTAGGCGGCGGTGCTATTTATTTAGGTGCATCAAACGTAACAACAAGTAACGGTTATAAATTGGATAATGGCGATAAATTAACGGTTACCGTAGGTGACTCAGAGGCTTTATACGCTGTTACTGCTAGCGGCACACAAACCGTAGCGGTACTTAGACAAAAATAGCTAAAGGGCAGAACAGGCAAAATATGATTAAAAAACAACTGGAAGCCGCCGCGTACAGCTATGGCCGGGCAGCCCTGGCTAGCGCCGCAGCTTTATATTTATCCGGCATTACAGACCCTAAAGTATTACTTAATGCTTTTGTCGCTGGTTTGGTTGGGCCAGTATTAAAAGCGCTACAGCCAAACGAAAAAGACTACGGCGTAGGGTCTAAGTAATGGACACAGCGCAAGCCTTACTGGCGATTAGCCTGGGTATTTGTAGTTTACTGGGCGTGGGGTTTGCGCTGGTTCGCCATCTAGTCAAATATTATTTATCAGAGCTGCGCCCGGACGGTAACGGAAACCATAACTTACGCGGGCGCGTTGAGCGCATAGAGATACGCGTAGACCGTATTTATGAAATGCTGTTAGAGGATAGATTAAGTAAATAAACGCGTGTCGCGTTGCATAATGTCGGTTCTTAGCCTCATACTGTTATTACACGCTGAGAGGGCTACTCAGTCAGGGTAGAGGTATCAGCCTTAACAAAGGGCGCAAGATGCTTATAGATTTAGCTGTAATTATTTTTACGGTGTTAATGGTGGGCGCATTTATGCTAGCGGCATACCACACCGGCTATAGAGAGGGTCATGGTGACGGTTACCTACGTGGCCGCAATATTGCCAAAGCGTTAAAAGAAGCAGAACGTAAATGAGCTTTTTAGACGGTTACGAGGACGTAAACGCCCGTATTAAGCGGGTACGTCAAGAATATCCCGAGCTGCGTTTAGTGGCTTATATTGAGGATATAGACCTTGTAGCGGGCTATATTTTGGTACGGGCTGAGGCTTACAAAACCTACGCAGACGATAAACCAAGCGCCGTAGATTATGCCTATGAGGTACGTACAGAGCGCGGCGTAAACGCTAATTTCTTTGTAGAAAACTGCGTAACAAGTGCCTATGGCCGCGTAATTGGATTATTGAGCCCTGGGGGTGCTGGTAGGCCTACACGTCAAGATATGGAGAAGGCACAAAACGTAGACCCGGCGCTACACGTGAGAGGGGCACAAGGGGCAGTACCTACGGCCGCTGAGTCAATAGCTGCGCTTAAAGCGAAATTGGGAGCTGAGGAAATGCCGGAAGCCCCTAAATGCGTACACGGTCACCGTATATTTATAGAGGGCGTATCCTCTAAAACGTCTAAAGCGTACAAAGGCTATTTATGCCCCGAGAAAACAAAGGCCAAACAATGCCCGGCAATATGGCTTAGACAATATAACGAAAAATGGCTAACACCCGAGGATTACGCCGAGGTAGTACAAGAAGCCGGGCGTAATTTAGACCCACAGACCGAGCGCGAGCCTGTACCAGTTGAGCTTATGAGCGACACGGAAAGAGCCGCACATGGAGGCAATTAGAGTAACCCAGGCCGATTATGGCCGAGAAGCTAGGTTAGCTAATTACTTGCAAACGCGGTTACCCTGGGTATTGACACCCACACCTAAATTCTATTTTACGGATTACCACATTAACCGTAAACACGATAACGGCCGTGAAAACTACATAGGCGATTTAGAGCTGAAATGGCTAAACACACCTAGCGAAATGCCGGCTATTTTCTCGTATAACAAGCTGCAACTAATGACGGCCGTACCCGTATACACCGATACACCGGAAAGTTACCACCGGGTTTGCTTTAGATTTAGTGACGGTATTTTGCTTATACCTGCTAAAAGGCTTATGCGTGAGTGTCAGCCGGTATGGCATACCAGGGGGGATACTGGGGAAACAGACCTAGTAATAAAGATAAATGCCAAAGATTATGGCACATGGTTAAGTACCGAGATAGTGGAATAGTGGGGCTACAAACAATGCTTTATGTAGAAGTTATGTGTAGACAATGCAAGGTAATTACGTTGCAACTTGAGCGCGTGGTATCCGACCACCTGCCGCCTAACGTCAAATGCCTACAATGTACGCGCTGTGGGTTACTAGACATTACGTTAGTAGATACCTCAAAGGCGCGGCAGGTGCGTAATTAAGTTATCCACAAGTGGGCAAAACCTGTGGACAACACGCCCAAAGCCCGCTCAAATTATCCACAATTTGCGTTTATCCTTGACTAATCGGGTACGCTTCCTGCGCTGCAAGCGAGCCCCGAAGGGCGATAGCTCGCTAAAGCTGCGGAAGCTAAGGCTAGGGCTATGCCTATTTGTAGGCTCGTTTACAATACAGATTACCCCGAGTTATGCAGATATAAACGCTATAGATGCTTATAAGATTTATGCTCACATTAAGGTAGGTTCATTTAAACAATTTGTTTGTTTAGAGAAACTATGGACTAAAGAAAGTAATTGGCGGCCACAAGCTAAATCAAAAACCAGTACGGCTTATGGCATACCACAACTACTAAAAATGAAAGAAACAAACCCTTATAAACAGATAGATTTAGGGTTAAAGTACATACAACAACACAGGCAATACAAAGGTAGCGCGTGTAGAGCCTGGGCTCACTATAAAAAGCATAGGTGGTATTAATGGCTATTGTGATTTGTAGTCATTGTGGGTTTACAACAGACGAGGCTAATGTGGTTTGGTATGAGAGCCGTAACTATCAAGCCTGGTGTTTAACCTGCATAGAAAGTGAAATAGAGGACGGTTTTAACAATGGCTAAAAAGGGTGACCCACGAATAAAACGGGCTTATCGCTATAAGTTTAGAAATACCATACTTTCTCGGGATAATTTCGTTTGCTATTACTGTGGCGGTGATGCAGACCAGGTAGACCATGTAATACCGGTTAGTAAAGCGCCCGATTTAGTATTGAGCGCAGATAACGCCGTAGCTTGTTGTAAGCGCTGCAATACACGTAAAGGTAATCGTAGTCAAGGCGTTTTTTTAGCCAAGACGGCTAC